TCAATTGGCAGAGCAGCGGACTTTTAATCCGCGGGTTGTGGGTTCGAGTCCCACGGGGCCCACCACGTCTGACCTGCGCAAACGTCGCTCCGACTCCAAGTCGACAGTGGCCGCGTGGGGCAAACGTGGGGCAGGGAGTGCCGCGAGCAGTCGCGCGTTGTTCCGCGGTCGCAGGTGCGAGTACCTCTCGGTCACGGTCACCGAGGAGTGCCCCATGAGCTCGGCAAGCTCCTGAATCGTCACCGTGCCGTCGGCGAGCATCCATGACGCGTAGGTGTGCCGCAGGTCGTGAATCGTCGCCGGCTCCATCTCGACGGGCTCGTCGTCGGTGCCGAGGTTGACCGCGCGCAGGGCGCTCCGGAACGTCGTGTCCCAGTTGTCGCGTCGCACCACGGTGCCCGAGCCGGTGCGGAACACCAGCCCGGACCGACACACGCCGGAGCGGTGCTCGAGCCCGCACGTCTTCGCCGCCGGTCGTGATTTCAGCAGCCACTCGAGCTCGAGCGCGAGCCACTCGGGGATCGGCAGCACGCGCGACTTCTTGCCCTTCGGCATCGGCTTGATGTTGCCCATGACCTCGTCGAAGGTCTCTGCGATGGTGACCTGCCGGCGCTTCAGGTCGAGCCGGTGCTCGTGTAGGCCGGACGCCTCGCCGATGCGCGCGCCGAGGTAGGCCAGAAAGTGCGTCAGCACGCGATCTTGCCGGGTGGGCATCTGTTCGACGAGCTCGTCGTACTCGCCGATCTCGAGGTATCGCTCCTTCGGCGGCGGTGCCGGTGGCAGCTTGATCCGCGCGGCCGGGTTCGCCTGCAGGATCTCGGCGTCGACGGCCGCGACCAGCGACGCGGACATCAGGTGCACGATGCGCTGCACGGTGGTGTTCGCGAGAGCCTTCCCGTCGTCGTTGGGCTGACGCAGCTGGGCGACCCATGCCTTGATGTCGTGCCGGGTGATCTGCCCGAGGGGGACGTCGGCCCACCGCGGCTTCAGGTGCACCTCGAGCCGCGACTTGTCCCGCTTCAGGGTGCCGGGCTCGACACCGCGCGTGGGCCACCACATCTCGCACCACTCCCCCCACGTCTGCCGGTGCGCGTCGGGGTTCGTCTGCAGCGTCTTGCGGGACTCCTCCTCCTTGATGCTGGCGGCGCGCACCGCCCTGGCCTTGTGGGTGAAGGTGCCTGGCGCCGTGCGCCGCGTGTTGAAGGCGTCCCGGTAGAGCCCGCGGTACTTGCCGCTGGGCAGCTTCTCAGCCCACGCCACTAGGACTCGATCCCGAGGCGGCGCGCCGATCGCGACCGCTGCCGGTCAGACCGGAGCCGTCGCAGCCGCTTCACGAGCACGGGCTCGGCGGCGAGCGCCGGCTCGGTGTCGATAAGGCTGTTCAGCACCTGGTAGTAGCGGGTCGACGTCATGTTGAAGCGGTCGCGGATGGCCTGCTCCTTCGCCCCGGCGAACTTGAACCACAGCTTCTCGAGCTCGAGGATCTCGCGGTCGCGCTCACTCAATGCCTGCAGGCGCGGCTCGACCTCGTCGTCAGGCCCACTCATCGTCGGCTCCCACGACCTGCGACCCGGTTTCGATCGTGTCTTGCGCGACGTAGACGGGGTGGGGCTCTCGGCGTCGCCCGCACCCGAAGGCGAGGACCACTCCGTCCTTGTCTAGGAAGGTCGTCACCTGGCCGTCGCACGACGTCCGGGTCTCGACAATCGAGCGTTCCAAGTCCTCGTACAGCGCGTCATTCCACGTCTGCTCGTCGGCTACGGGGTGCCGGTAGGGCTGGGTCGTCATGCGATCGCCCCGGCGGCCTCGAGCCGGCGTCCGCGGACCTCGTACCAGATCCGCCACGACTCGACGGCGCGCTTCGTCGTGCCGAGCTCGTGCGCGAGGGTGCCGGCGTCGCAGCCGTGGGACCACTCGGCACGTCGGTACGCCCGGGTGTCAATGACTAGCCCGGCCGCGAAGATATCGGCCCGGCGTTCGATGCGTGGCGTGCTCGACGTGTCGTCGTAGACCACGTGGGCGAGCTCGTGCGCGAGGGTGAACTCCACCTGAGCGGTGGTGAGGCCGTGGTCGAGCAGGATCAGCCCGTCGCCCTTGCGGTAGCAACCCCGTTTGCCGTCGAGGTAGCAGTGCACGATGTCGACCTCAAGGTCTGCCGCGTGACGCAGCAGCTCGTGCATGAGGTTAGTGGTCACGGTTCCTCCGTCAGTTCGATCGCTTCGCGCTCAATGTCTTCTCGTGTCGCGTGGTGGGCGTCTGCGGCCTCCTGTGTCCTATCTGTATCTGCGCCGTCGGACGTTTCTGATCCAGTACCAGAGATCGCAGGGAATTGGTGGATCGACGCGCCGGGCGTGTCGCCCTGGTGAGCAGCGCCGAGCGCGGTCGTGAGGAGCAGGACGATCTCGCGCGCCACCCCGGGCCGAGCCTCCGCAGGTGTCTGCTGCAGAAGCTCGCCGATCATGGCGACCAGCACTTCGACCTCGGGGTCGAGTGCGGGCTGGGACGTCTCGAGGCCAAGCGCGTCGATCAGCTTGCCGATCACGCTGGCCTGTCCGACGGAGTCGCCTCGCTCGATCGAGCCGAGGGTGCGGGTCGTCGTGCCGGCTTTCGCGGCCAGCTCCTCCTGGCGCATCCCTGCGCGCACGCGTGCCAGCCTGATGCGAGGGCCCCAAGCGGCCCGTTCGTTCCGATCCATGCAAGAAAGACTAGTCACTTTTTCCCATTTGTCACTAGTCAGGGAAAAACAGGGCGCGTTGCCTTGCTCACGTAGGAAACTCTGCCTACAGTCCTTCCTATGACGGAAACAAACGCAGTCGGAGTTGCTCTCAAGACTCTGCGGGAGGCCGCCGGGATGACCTTGAGCCGTGTCTCTGCCGACGCGGGGGTGTCCATCTCCTACCTGTCCCGCGCCGAGAACGGGCAGGTGCAGCCGTCGGCCGACTGGGTCCGTGTCATCACCGCGACGATCGGGGCCAACCTCGTCGCAGCGCGCGAGACGGAGCCCGCGGCATGACGACCGCGACGGCCGCACCGGTCACCGACAGGATCTGGTTCGACACCGCCCAGGCGGCTGACTACGCGGGCTTCTCGACGAAGACGATCGTGCGGGCGCTGCAGGCGGGCGAGCTGAGGGGCCAGCAGCGTAAAGAGCGCGGGCGGTGGCGGATTCACCGCGACTGGCTCGACACGTGGCTCAGTGGCGATGCCTCATGACGTGGGTCAAGTCCGCGACCGGTGTCGTGTCCTGGCCGAACGGCTTCGACGACGAGCCCGACGACTCCGAGCTCGAGCCCGTCGACCTGGCGACATGGCTGCGCGAGGAGCGCGACAACCGCATCTGCCAGCTGTACCGCGCCGACTTCACACCGGCCGAGATCGCCGCCGAGCTCGCCACGACAAGCACGACCGTGCACAACGTGCTCCGCGCGCGAGAGATCCCGGCGCGTCGCACCCGGTCCCGCCAACTGGCTTCGGCCCCCTAGACGGCCGGGTGCCCTGGACCCCCCTTGTTCGGCGAGAGCCGTCGCCAGCGAGCACCCGGCAGCACCACCACAAAGAGAACGACGACCCCATACGGGCTGGAACCCGGGGCCGTCGTCTGACTGAGAGGCAGCATACCAATGGAAGTTCGAATCCTCACCCCTGCTGACCGGCGAAGGTGGTGCGCGGCGAGCCGCGTCCGCCTGATCCCGTCCGGCAACGGGCGCCGCGCGCTCCCCTACTTCTTCCACGCTGACTGGGCGAAGCCCGCCGTGCCGGTCGGCCGCCGGGTGGCGTCATGAGTGCCCTGCTTGTGCTGCTCGTGCTCGTGATGGTGGTCGGCGCCGGTGCGGCGCTGATGCTCACCGACTCGCTGCTCGAGAGCACGAAGGCCGGGGCGCGGCTGGCTCGGTTCGTGGATCGCTGGATCGGGGCCGAGTCGTGACCGGGCTGACGGTGACGGCGTCCGAGCTGCGGTCGGTCGTCGAGCCGGTGATCGGTCTGGTCGACGCGGGCTCGGCCGTGTACGCGCTGACCGGTGTGCGACTCCGCACCGAAGAGGCCTACCTCATCGCCGAGGGGGCCGGTCAGTTCGCGCTCGGCCAGTGCCGACAGATCATCGACCAGCCGGGCGAGCTCGACGTGCTGCTGCCGTTGGACGCGCTGCAGCAGGTCATGCGCGAGGTCGCGGTCGCCGCTGATCGCCGCCCTCTTGTCGACTTCAGGGTCGAGTCCCCGGGCCGGTTGACGGTCGTCGTCCGCTCGCGGCCTGACGTCAACGCCGCGGCGTTCGCGTTCGAGCTCATGGATCACACCCAGTTCCCGGACCTCGCGAAGCCGTTCCTCAAGGCCATCCAGTCCCCGGCCAGTCACCGCACCGCCGCCGCGCTGACCCTCGCCCAGCTCGACGCGTTCCGCGCCGTCGAGCACCCGCTGTCCAACCCGGACGACTACCCGCTCGTGATCCTGCCCGGCCAGCGTCGTGCTGACCCGGTGCTCGTGACGTGCGGCCACCACTTCATCGGCCTCGTCACCCCACGGCAGGAGCTGCGACCGGGCACGCGTCACCGCCGTGCCGCGGTGATGGCGCGCGACCTCGACGGATGGGGGGCGCTGCTCTCGTGACCGACATGACGGTGCTCTGCGGGAAGTGCGGCCGACCGGCCGGCCCCGTCGACGCCCGTCTCATCTCCAACTCCCTCGTGCTGGTCGACCCCGACCCGGCACGCCAGCTCGACACCCACCACTGCGAAGGACTCTGAACATGGCCACCCAGCCCAAGACCGACAAGACCGCCACCGAGCCGACCGAGGCGCCGAAGGTGAAGGCCGCCAAGCCGCCGAAGATGCTCCACCACGCCTACGCGATGGCCGGCGCTGTCGACGGCGACTCGTTCTCGGAGGTCGTCACCTTCGGCACCCGCACGGCCGCCATCGAGCACGCGCTCCCCCGCAAGTGGGACGTCGTGTCCGGCCTGCCGGGCGTCCCGCTGACCGAGCTCATCAAGGCGGCGCGCTCATGACGCTGCCCGAGTACGTCTACGTCGCGTCATCGTGGCGCAATCCGATGCAAGACGCTGTCGTCGCTGTCCTCCGCGCCGCGGGGATCGAATGCTACGACTTCAAGAACCCCGAGGGCGGCACGGGCTTCGCCTGGTCGTCGATCGACCCGGACTGGATGAACTGGACGTCCGCCGAGTACATCGCTGCGCTCGAGCACCCGCTCGCGATTGCCGGCTACGAGTCGGACTTCAACGCCATGCAGCGCGCCGACACGTTCGTGCTGGTCTTGCCGTGTGGCAGGTCGGCTCACCTCGAGCTCGGCTGGGCCGTCGGCCAGGGCAAGCGCACCGCGATCCTCACCCGCAACGGCGAGGAGCCGGAGCTCATGGCTCGGATGGCCGACCACATCTCCTCGTCCGTCCACGATCTGCTCGGCTGGCTGGGGGTCGAGGACTGATGATGACCGCACACGGTCGTCCCGGGCCTCCCCCGCTGGCGATCGACGAGAAGGATCGCGTCATCTCGAACGGCGAGTACGTCGGCCGCCTGGTCGAGCTCGGCCGCCGCCGCTGGGTGCACGCCCGTCCTGGCAAGGCGCCCTCGGCCAAGACGTACCGGGATCGTGAGTCTGCTGCGCGTGCGCTGGTGGACGTGGTCGCTGCTGAGTCGGTGCCCGGATGAGCGCGCGGCCGAAGGTGCTCGACCTGTTCGCCTGCGAGGGCGGCGCGAGCGAGGGCTACCGCCGTGCTGGCTTCGACGTGTACGCCGTCGACCTCGACGAGAACCGCCTCAAGCGCAACCCGTCAGCGAAGCACCTCGGCGACGCGCTCGCGGTCCTGCGCGCCTTGATCGACTACGAGGCCGTGTGGTTCACGCACCCGGACGGTCAGCGGGAGCGGCTGTATCTGCGCGACTTCGTCTTCGGCCACGCCTCGCCCCCGTGCCAGGGCTACACCCGCGGCAACGCCGGCAAGGTCACCGCGTGGCCCAAGCTCATCCCCGACGTCCGGGCCCAGTTCGTCGACTCGGGCCTGCCCTACGTCATCGAGAACGTCCGTGACGCCGGTCCCGAGATGGTCGACCCGGTCGGCCTGTGTGGGTGCATGTTCGACCTGCGGGCGAACGACGTCGACGGCGAGCCGTTGCTGCTGACGCGGTGGCGCCTGTTCGAGACCAACTTCCCTATGTCGGCGCCGCGCGAGTGCGATCACTCGTCTGGCTGGATCGCTGGCGCCTACGGCGGGTCGCGTCGTGCGAAGCGGGAGGACGGCGAGTCTCTGGCCGCCGTCGCCCCGCGCGACCGCCACGAGGCGCGGTACGTCCGCAAGGGCGGCTACGTCCCCCGGTCTCGCGAGGTGCTGAAGGCGCTGCTCGGCATCGACCACGACATGACTCTGCGCGGTCTACACGAGTCGATCCCGCCGGCCTACGCCGAGCACGTCGGCCGCGAGCTGCTGGCGTCGCTGGCGCAGACCACGATCGACGACGCGCTCGAGGAAGTCGCATGAACAGCCTCCCGGCAGTGGGCACCCTGTTCCTGGACCCCGAGTCGGGTATCGCCTATCGCCTGCGGTCCTACGGGACCAACTGGCACTCGGAGCCGTTCGATCCGACCCCGACCGTCCCGTCCTACTCGACCCTCGGTCTCAGTGGCGGTTCGAGCGCGGCTGAGTCGCTTCCTGTGGCCGCGGTCGTCGTGTGGTCGCCTCCCGCTGCGGGGGCGGTGTGAGTGCCTTGCGCGCGTGGGATGCGCGTTGCGACGGGGACGCCGGGCTCGGGGTGCAAGGCGTCGTGTCTGCATCGGCAGCTGGTGGAGGAGTACCGGGTCGAGCGTCATGCGTGGGAGGAGCAGCTCGAGGCGGCGGCGATGGCGTACAAGACGGAGGAGGCCGACTTCAGATCGTCGCATCCACCGCCGATGTTCAAGGACCGACTGATCGCGTCAAGGCGTCCAGCTCCGCCAGAGGTCGCATCGCTACCCACGAACGAGCAGCCGTGGGCTGGGGTGGCGTAGTCCGTGGGGTGCGGGTGTGGAACCGCGAGTCGTTCCCCGAACCGTCCGACGACGAGCTCGCTGAGTACGGGTACGTGAAGCCGCCGCCGAAGCGCGCACCACACGCACCGACAGGACTGTCGGCGTCTGGCTACCGGAAGGTCTGCGTCGACTGTTCAGCGAAGATCCGCGCCTCGTCGACGCGGTGCCGCGCCTGCCATGCCGTGTACCGCGGCGTCGTCGCTGAGCGCCGGCCACGGCGCAAGGACTCGCGGGCGCATGACGACGTCGACGAGGTGGTGGTGCAGCGCGTCTTGTCCGGGGACTGGCGCATCCGGACGACCCAGGCCGAGAAGAAGGCCGTCACTGCGAAGTGGGTCGCCGAGGGCCGCTCGGTCGCCGAACTGGGCCGGCTGACCGGCTGGCGCGCCGAGCGGTACCTGCCTGCGCGCGACGCCGCCGCATGACAACCAACGAAGAGGGAGACCTGTAGATGAAGAACAACACCTGCGAGACGTGCGGGGTGGCGGTGCGGCGTGTCCCGAAGGGCGAGGGCCGCGGGATGGTCGTGCTCGAGCCGGGTGTCGTCCGACGAGACCGGGTCGGCCGCCGTCGCGCTCGGGTGTTGGACGCCGGCAAGGCGTTCCTGCCTGACCACATGGCTGAGCGGCTCGACCTGCGCCAGACGCCCGCGCAGCGGCACGTCGGCGGGATGCGCCGACGACCGACCAACGAGGTCGACGAGTACGAGTGGCACCTCGAGCACCAGTGCGGGGGTCGCTGACGTGGCGAAGGAGCGCAGTAGCCCTGAGCGTGCCGCCGAGGTGCTGGCGTACCTGCGTCACATCTCGGTGGGTGACGAGGTAACCGCGTCGATCCGCTCGATCGCGGTCGCCCTGCACATCGGACGGTCGACCGCGATGCGAGCCCTGCACACGCTGATCGAGGACGGCCACCTGCAGGTCGCCCGGCGCGGCACGGGATTCCTCTACGACACGCGGTTCAAGTTCGTCGCCGAGCGGGCAGGCGGCCGGCACTCATGTGGATGAAGGTCGACGACAAGCTGCACGATCACCCGAAGGTGCAGCGGCTGCTCGAGCGGTATGACGAGACCGACGCGCTGGCCGCGATGGGCCTGTGGGTGCTGTCGGGGTCGTGGTCGGGCGATCACATGAGCGACGGCGTGATGACGCCTTACATCTTGAAGCGGTGGCATAGCGAGTGGAAACGGCTCGCGGCGATGCTCGTCGAGGTTGGCCTATGGGAGGTCGTCGACGTCGACGATCGCAGCGTGCACCAGTTCCACGACTGGACTCACTACAACGACTCGAAGGCCAAGATCATGGCCGACCGGATCGCGAGGCAGCTTCGCAAGGAGCTGTTCGCTGACCCCGACCTCATCAAGGCCATCCGTGCACGCGATGGCGACCGCTGCCGCTACTGCGGCTGCCTCGTGCGCTGGGGCAACCAGCGCGGCCCCTCGGGCGCGACCTACGACCACGTCATTCCGGTCGGTCGTCCCGGGTGCACGAACACGCTCAAGAACGTCGTCACGGCCTGCCGTGGCTGCAACGCACGCAAGAAGGACATGACCCCCGACGAAGCCGGAATGAGGCTGTTGCGCCCCGGCACTCTCGGGGCCCCAGCACCCGAGGGACTGAATCCGTCTGACTCCCCCAGCGGGTCTGGTCTGGTCGGGTCGGGTGCTGGGTCTGGTCCGAGTCCGGATTCAATCCCGGACCCAATCCCGCCGAAGAAGACACGCAAGGCCGCCACCACCCAACCCAGGACCAGGAGCAAGGCATGACCACCAACGGACAGCACGTCATCGTCGCCTCACCGCACGCCCACCTCGCCATCGACGTGCGGCTCGGAGACCTCCGCGTGCACCCGGCGCTCGACCCTCAGCAGATCCTCGAGCCGATGGCCGCAGCGTTCGATCACGCGGGCCGGATCCTTGTGGCGTTCACCTACCCGGGTCGGGTGTCGGCATGAGCACGACGTCGCGCTTCTCGGAGGAGACCCGGGCGGTGATCCTGGCCCGGGCCGGCTACTGCTGCGAGCTCTGCGGCCGGTCGTCGCGGATCTGGTCGGGCTGGTCGGTGCATCACCGTCGTCCGGCTCGCATGGGCGGCGATCGTCGTCCGGAGACTCGTGGCGCCGCGAACGGAGTTCTGTTGTGCGGCTCGGGGGTCGACGGCTGTCACGGCTGGATCGAGTCCCACCCGGCCGAGGCCCGCGGGAAGGGCCTGATCCTGCGTCGCGACGAGATCCCGGCCGAGGTGGTCGTCGAGCTGAAGCGCGGTGCCGTGCTCCTCGACGACCGTGGCGGATTCGAGCTGGCCGCATGAGCGTCACCGAGTGCCTGACCTGCGACCGTCCGTCGCCGTCCGGCTTCCTGTGCACGAAGTGCATCGCCGTCCTCCGGGGCAGCCTCGAGTCGGTCCCGTTCTACATGCCGGCGCTGCGTGAGGCGGTCGCCCGTCAGGTGCAGTTCGGTCCCCAGGCTGGCGGGTCACACGGTCGGCCGCTGGTGTTCAACGTCGACGCGTCGAACCTGCTGGCCGAGCTGACGTCGTACCTGACGGGTGTCGCTGGCGCGGTCGCTGATCGTGCTGGTGAGCCTGTCCGGTTCCTGAGCGCGGTCGCGGCGGCGCGGTACCTGCTGGGCAAGGTCGACCGGTTGAACACGTTCCGTGGGATTGGCGAGCTGCACGTGGTGCTCGGCGGCCACGTCGCGGACGTGGTGAAGCTCGTCGACGTCCCGGTCCAGCCGATCTACCTCGGGGTGTGCGGGGCGACGTCGTGCGCCGATGACGTCCCGTCGGGGCCGTGCGACGCGGTGCTGTGGGCGTCGCCGACGGAGACGACGACCCGCTGCAAAGTGTGCGGCGCATCGCACGCCGTCGAGACGCGGAAGGCCGAGATCACCGACCGGGTATGGGTGCACCTGCAGGACCGGGTCATGACGGCCACGGACGCCGCCGACGCGCTGCTCGCGGCCGGTCTCATCACGGGCGATCCGGCGCGGGTCGTCGACAAGATCCGCAAGCTCGCCAGGTCGACACCGTCGCCGATCCCTGGTGCTGATCCGACACCCGCGCGGCTGACGCCTCGCCTGTACCGGACGGTCCTGGGTCACGCCCGGCCGGCGTACCGGGTGGGCGACGTGCTCGAGCTGCTGACGAAGACCTCACGCAAGACCAAGACGGGAGCATGAGCATGGCTGACGACGAGACCCTGACCGTGATCGAGCTGGGCCAGGAGGACGACTCGTGGTTCGTGCAGGGCACGGACGACGTCGACCGGGCGCGTGCGGCGGTGCGGGAGCACGTGCGTGGCATGTTCGCTGGGCACCTGGACCTCGCCGAGGAGGTGCTCGTGCAGGTGGGCACTGCGGCGCCGACGACGGGCGACGACTGGTGGTGGCAGCCGGTCGATCCTGAGGAGCCGGACCACGAGGCGTACCTGCGGAACGCGCACGAGCACGCGACTCCGTCGTCGGCCCGCCTGGTGACGGGCGTGTGGTTCCGGTGAGCCGCCGTCCCGTGGTGTCGTCGGCTGCTCGGTCGTTCCCGGTGCTGCCGATGGGCCTGCAGGTGTCGGTGACACCGGCAGAGCACCGCACCCCCATGGAGCGGGCCCGCCTCGACCTGTACGCGGCGGGCCAGTTCGCGGTGATGCTGCACCGCAACGGCGCGACGGCCCTCGACGACCCGGAGGTAGTCAACACGATCTCGTGGTTCGAGCACACCGACTACCGGCCGCTGCCGCGCCGCTGGTGGCACCACCTGCTGTTCCGCACGCCCGTCGAGCCGGTGACGCATCCGCACCGCGTCGACGGCTTCCACGAGGGTGCCGCCCGCTACGACCTGGTCTATGGCATGCACGGCGTCGTCGTCCCGCCTGAACTCGCCGACCGCGTCCGCGGCGCCTGGGTCGGGTCTCGTCCCACACGCATCCCCCCAGCCATCACCTACCCGACAGCACGACCGACCGAAGGAGCACACCCGTGAGCGTCCACTTCTTGAAGACCCGCGAGCCCTGGTACTCGCGTGTCGTCGACGGTCAGAAGACCGTCGAGATCCGCACCCATGACCGCGACTACCAGGTCGGTGACGAGCTCGTGCTCGTCCGCACCGTCCATGAGCTGTCGTCGTCGGCCGAGCAGATCCTCGAGCGCGACAACGACGACACGCAGGCGGTGGTCGTCGAGGTCACGCATGTCGCCCCGGCATCGCTGATCGGTGGCCTGATCGGTGGGTTCTGCGCGCTCTCGATCCGCCTCGTCGGCGACTACGACCGGGGGGCAGCAGCATGAGCAACAGGCAGAAGCCGAAGAACCGGATCCCGCTCGGCAGCGAGCCTCACCGGGGCCCTGCGCACATCGAGGTGTTGCGTCAGCGTCAGCAGGTCGAGCGGACCCCGCACCACGGGATCAACGCCTACCACTGCGACACGTGCGACAAGAACACGGTGACGATCGACGTCGACCCTGGTGTCACGCCGATGTTCCTCGCGTGCCGGCGCACACCCGACTGCCCGGGTCAGGCCGCGTCGTCGGGCTACCCGTCGACCGACCCGCCCCCGGTCGTGCTGATGCGTCTCGAGTGGGAGTGGGCGCTCCCGACGGTCGACGAGTTCCGCAAGCTGTCGCCGGAGATGAAGGCGCACGTCGACGCGGGTGGCCTGGTGCTGCAGCCGTACAGCGGGCGCCCGTCGGCCTACGCCGGCGTGCCGCCGAAGCCGGCGCGGGTGTCCTCATGACCGCCGCCGGGCTCGACCTGGCCGCGGTCAAGGCGAAGGAGCAGGCAGTCGTCGAGGCTCGTGAGCGTGTGAACCTACTCCACGGTTCAGCCCGCCGCGCCGGCAAGACGTTCGCCCGCGAGACCCTGTTCGGCGCTGCCGTCGAGTCGGCGCTCGATGTGCCCGCCCTGGTCGCTGAGGTCGAGCGGCTGCGGAAGGCTCTGGCGACGATCAAGGCGACCTACCACCTCCAGTGTCCTCCGCAACGGTCTGCCTTCGCCGATGGCAAGTTCGGCGAAGGGGCCTACACCGCGCACAGGTGGTGGTCGGTCTGCCTCGGTGGCGACCTTGAGCGCGCTGGGGCCACCTCATGACCGGCGCCGTGTCGGGTGTGCCGGCAGAGGCCATCGAGGCGGCGGCGCGCGCGATCTACCACCACGACGTGAGGCTCAGCCGGCCACGCTCCTACGACCGATGGGGCATCGCTCTCCCGCATCACCAGGAGGCGTGCCGTGACGAGGCCCGTGCCGCTCTCGCAGCTGCTCTCCCTGCGCTGCGTGAGGGGATCGCGGCCGAGGTGCTGGCACCGGTGCGGGAGGTCGAGGATCGCTGGTCCAGCGACATGAACCTCCACGCGGCCAGCCCCTACGACATCCTCGACGACTTCCAACGCGCCCTGTCCGGTCCCGTGCAGGCTGCCGAGGAGGTGCACGCCTACGCCGCTGCGGGCTATCTCGTGTGTGGCCAGCAGACCGGCGGCAACATCAGCCGTGTCGACGGGTACGAGGGCCCTGCGCATCGCGGTACGACAGTCGACGCGGACGTGACGTGCCGTGAGTGCCGGGCGTGGCTGGACGACATGGCCCGCGTGGCTGCCGAGGAGGTGGGCGGCGAGGTCCGGACGTCCGGGAAGTGCGCAACGTGCGGCGAGGAGGTCTACCTGACCGTCTCAGGCCCTTGGCGTCATGTCGAGCGAGATCACGCACACGACGCCACGCCCACCCCGACGAACGGAGTCACCCCATGAGCACGACAGACCACACCATCGCCGTCGACACCGGCCCTACTCGCCTCGTCGTCGGTCCCATCACCTTCTGGACCGACGGCCGCGTCGAGGTCACCGGCGAGATCGCGGCCGGCGAGGCAGCAGCGGAGGTTGTCCGACTCTTGGTCGACGGTGGCATCTTCGCTGCTCATGTCGCTGCTGTGGTGGAGGGCAAGGACGCCGAGATCGAGCTGCTGCGCGCCGACGTAGAGCGGTTCAGGCCGCTGTGGGCGTCGCCGCTGGCTCCACCGGAGCGGTGGGTCTCGGAGTCGATCCCGTACCCGAGGCGCTACGTCTCGACGTTCGACGTGCTGAAGACCTACGACGAGTCGATCCGCTGCTCGTCCGCCTGGCCGCGCGAGAAGCGTCATGCTGCGATGGACAAGGCGCTGAACTCAATCCCGGATCTCGCCTACGAGATCGACCACCTGCGTCGTGACCTCGACGAGGCTCGGGCTGCGATGTCCCAAGTCGTCTGCACGGTCTGCGCCGAGGCCATCGTGCCGAGCGACGACGCGACGCCTGACGGTGACCGGTGGGCACACCGCGACTGCTCGGAGGACGGCGCATGACCGCCCATCCGTTCGATCCGAAGTGCGACGGGTGTGTGCAGTTGGCGGTCATCAACGAAGCTCAGGTCAAGGCGTGGGACGAGGGCCGTGCGTTCGGCGATCCACACCAGCGTCGAGGCCGCCCCGATCCTGCCGACAACCCTTACCGCAGCTCGCCCGCTCCTGTGCAGGCTGCGGAGGCGCCGGGCGGCGCGTTGAGCAGGTGCCGGGTGTGCGGCGGCTCAGAGATCGAGCACACGTATCCGACCAGCCACGTGATGCGGAGCCACGAAGCGCACGAGGTCGAAGGTGAGCGGTTCGAGATGGTCTCGGTCCCGACGTTCGCTGATCCTGGTGCCGAGATGCCGGGGCCGCCGGTGTTCGTGAGGGGTGACGTCTGATGGCGTCGCAGATCCGTGCCTCGGTTGGCACCTGCTCGACGTGCGGGAAGCAGTGTTACCCGTCGAAGCGTGACGCGAAGGCTCAGTCGCGCCGGATGCCGGTGAAGCGCCGGGGACGGCTGCATCCCTACAAGTGCGGCGACTACTGGCACTTCGGTCACATGCCGCCGAACGTCACTGCCGGCCGTGTGGGCCGGGATCAGTTGGGTGCTCAACCGTCTACGAAGGGATCTGACCATGAGGACTGACCACGCACGCGAGATGCCTCGTCTCGGCTCCTCGGGCGGCACCCACGTCAGGCACGGCGTGCTCGACGTGCCGGTGGCGTCGATCGCCGCGAAAGCTGCGCGCATGATGGTTGAGCGTGACGCGGCGGTCGCTCAGCTGGCTGCTGTCACGTCTCCCGCCTACGCGGAGGAGGTGTGGCTCGCGTCCGGACGTGACGTTCGGCAGCTCGCGACGATCACCCGGTTCCATGCTGAGCAGGGCTTCGACGATCGGACGCGGTCGCTCGTCCGTAGGGGGCTCACTGCTCCCAGCCCGGGACTCGATCTCACGATCGCGATCGAGCGGATGGCTGCGAACATGCGAGCCGTGGCTGCTGCCTTCAACCCGTTCCCGATCCGGGTCATGCTGGGAGTAGAGGCCGAGCCGGTGTGGATGGAGACGCGCGAGCTTGGTGCTGCTGAGAAGTCGGCTGCGCTCGACTGGCTGAACGATCTCCTCGACCGGACCTACGCAGACCTCGGGCTCGTGCGTGACCCTCACATCACCCGCGGGGTGGAGTGATGGCGACGCTGTCGGACGAGGTCACGGCGTACGTGTTGGAGCAGCTGGCCGAGCAGCGTGAGGGGATCGTGACGTTCCTGCGTCAGGCGGCCGAGATCTACAGGCCGATGACTCGCGGTGCCGTGCTCGAGCTGGCCGGCATGGTCGAGGAGATGGGCATGGTGTGCTCGCACTGTGGGGCGGGCAAGGTCGAGGTGCGGCGGAGTCAGGATGCTCGGCGTCCGATCCCGTGCGAGCGGCAGGACCGCGAGGGTGCCGTGGTGCAGGCGTGGTCGCGTCATCGGTTCGGCACGTCGTGACCGAGCACGTGAGGGTATGCGCCTGGTGTGAGGGCCCGATCCCTGAGGGCGCCCGTCGTGACGCGGTGACGTGTTCGAAGCGGTGCCGGCAGGGTCGCCACCGGTTCATGCAGGGTGTGGGCTCGGCGTCACCTGTCGTGCATGGCCATCCGCGACGTCTCGCCTACGCTGACCCGCCGTACCCGGGTCGGGCCGCGACGTACTACCGCGATCACCCGGACTACGGCGGCGAGGTGGACCACGCCGAGCTCGTGAGGCGTCTCGACGTCGAGTACGACGCGTGGGCGCTGTCGACTGCCGCTGATGCGCTGCAGGACGTCCTCGCTGTCTGCCCTCCCGGGGTGAGGGTCGCGGCGTGGGTGCGAGGCGAGCGGCCGAACAAGGACGCTCAGACCCCGTTGAACTCGTGGGAGCCGGTGATCTACGCGGGCGCGATCCGTCGACTGCCTGCGGATGCGACCCGTCGTGTTGAGCAGCTCGACGCGTCGCGCTCGGCCGAGCAGACCCGTCTCGTCGTGCCGGCGTCACACGACGCGTCGCATCCCGCGGCCGCGACGGCGCAGCGGGTCGACTCTCTGGCGTACCGAGCCGTCGCCCGCACCACGGATCCGCACCGGGTGGTCGGCGCCAAGCCCGCAGCGTTCTGGCGGTGGATGTTCGAGCTGCTCGGCGCGACCGTCGAGGACACCTTCATTGACGTGTTCCCGGCTTCGGGTGGTGGCGGCAAGGCGTGGGCGGCGTACACGGGATCCGTCGCACAGGATCTCCACGACGCGTCGCGTTCCACCGTGGTGCCGTCGGCCATGCGCACCAGCGCATCGTGACCGATCACGAGCTGCTCATCCTGCTGTGGCGTGCTGGTGCCCTGGTCCCGTACCGGATCACGAAGGCGCTCGACTGGGCTGGGTTGCAGGGGCCTGAGGTAGACCGGCTATGCGAGGCGGCTGAACCCGAGGTGGACGAGTGGGAGGCGGGCACTAGGTACCCGCGTCTCGTGCAGGTGCGGGCGCTGGCCGAGCTGACCGGCGTGCACCCGCTGTGGTTCTTCCGCACGACCGACCAGGACACCGATCGCCTGACCTCCCCCGTGTTCGTGTGCGGGCCCGGTGGGTGCAACGCGATGGTCGACGACGGGGTCGAGTACGTGCTCACCTACCCGATCGACGTGGTGCGCGCGACCGTCGGCGACGACTGACCGTTCGTCGAATTACACGAACGGCCGGTAGTGTTCTCCATGATCTGACAAGCGTCTCGACTCAGCCCCACACACCATCAGGTGAGTGGGGCTTCGTCATGCTGCGATCGAGTAGGTGATCTCGTGGCGAAGCGCGTGTGCATCCAGTCAGGGTGCGGCAAGCTCATCGACGCAGGGCGTAGCCGTTGCCCCGACCATGAGCGGCAGCGCGACAAGGCGCGTGGCACTCGGCAAGCGCGCGGCTACGGCGCAGCGCATGACCAGCTGCGAGCAGCGTGGCAGACCAAGATCGACCACGGCGATCGCGTTGTGTGCTGGCGGCCGGACTGCGACACCGTGCTGGTCGGCCGTAACTGGCACCTCGGTCACGATGACCACGACCGCACCAAGTACCGCGGCCCCGAGTGTGTGCCGTGCAACCTGGCAGCAGCAGGACGACAGGGGCGCGGCTGATGCACATATCTCTGGTCATCTTCGGTGTGACGGTGCTCGAGCTGAGCGTGTCAGACGGCGCCTCTGAGGCCCCCGAGCACATTGAGGACCACACCGGCTACCGCGTCGGCTTCGAGGCTCCACCGGCCGTTCCTGACGCTCTCGGCCTGCCTCAGCGCGACCTCTGACCCCGGGGGGGACCCCCTCGGAGGGGGTCCTGAGGAGGACCGCTGGGGAGGGCGCTCTGAGGTGCGGAGGGTTCAAGATTTTCGGTTCTGGCGCGATGCCGGGGCCAACCAACGCGGCGCGATGCCGTTGAGGGGGTGGCTCGGATGGCTGGTCACGGCGGAGCCCGGAACCGATCCGGCCCAGCGAAAGATCCCCGTTCAGGCCGGAGTGACCGGCAATTGTTCAACCTGACTGCGCTCCCCAACGAGGGCTACGACGGGAAGGTTCCGACGTTCCCACTCCCCCAGCTGCGGCGCTACCGGTGGGAGTTCGAGGACAAGAAGAAGTACCAAGTTTTCGACGAAGAACTCACCGATGTGTTCCGGAAGCGGGAGCGCGCGGTGTGGCGCGACATCTGGCGGACGCCCCAGGCATGCGCGTGGTCGAACGAGTCGTGGCGCTGGCCGATCATCGGCGAGTACTGCCGGCTGAAGACGGTTATCGAGCAGGAGCCAGACTCCAACGCTGCTCTCGTCGGGCAGCTGCACCGCTACCGCGATCAGATCGGGCTGACACCGGCAGGGATGCGCGAGAACGGTTGGGCGATCGCTCCGGACGAGGTTGCGCAGAAGTCGGCCGAGCGGGACGACGAGTCCGAGGACGACGATCCCGAGCCGGAGCGCCGACTGTCCTCGGTCCCCGATGCGCAGTAGCGGCGTCGGCGCGGTCGACTTCCCGACGCTCGGCCACCTGCTCGACGGCTGGATCGAAGCTCACTGCCGCGTGCCGCAAGGATTCGCGCGCGGCGACGCGTTCAAGCAGGCGGACTGGCAGTTCTGGTGCACCGCGAACCACTACCGCGTCCGGACGGACGCAGAGTGGATCCCCAAGCGCCCGCTGCTGAACCAGGCGTTCGTGTACCGCCGCTCGCAGATCGTCGCGCCACAGAAGACCGGCAAGGGCCCGTGGTCGGCTGCGATCACCGCCGCTGAGGCGGTGGGACCAACTGTGTTCGCGGGCTGGGCGCGCCGTGGCGAGCGGTACTACTGCGAAGACCACGGATGCGCGTGCGGCTGGTCGTTCCGTTACGCGGCCGGCGAGCCGAAAGGCATGCGTCAGCCGTCCCCGCTGATCCAGCTGACGGCCACATCCGAGGACCAGGTCGACACGAACCTGTTCGGTCCGCTGCGCGCTTCGATCACGATGGGCCCGCTCAAGGATCTGCTGCTCGTGCGCGAAGGGTTCGTGCGGATCGTCGGCGATTCTGCCGGCGACGACCCGGACACTGACCGCATCGACATCGTGACCGCGTCCGCGCGCGCCCGCCTGGGAAACCCGATCAGCTTCGCCGTTCAGGACGAGGCCGGACTGTACACCAAGGGCAACAAGATGCGGACGGTCGCCGAGACCCAGCGTCGTGGTGCTGCCGGCATGGGTGGCCGCACCATCGAGACGACGAACGCCTGGGACCCGACCGAAGGCAGCGTGGCGCAAACGACCTACGAGTCGTCAAGCACCGACGTTTTCCGGTTCTACAGAAACCCAGATCTCGTCGAGGAGCTGCGAGACGACAACGGCCACCTGCTCAAGTACTCGAGCAAGCGCGCACGCAACAAGATCCACGCCTACGTGTACGAGGGATCCTGGTGGGTGAGCCTCGACTCGATCGAAGCTGAGGCGGCAGAGCTGATGGAGAACGATCGCGCCCAGGCCGAACGATTCTTCGGCAACCGGCTGGTGCAGGGCGCCGGCTCGTGGCTCGAAGACCTGACCTGGTCGAACGCGTATGCCGGCCGATGAGGTGTGGCTCCCGCCCCCGCCGCGCGGTACGAGCGTCTGCGCAGGGTTCGACGGGTCGGAGAACGACGACTGGACGGCCATCAAGCTCGAGACTCGCGAGGGCCTCATCTTCACGCCCCGCTACGGCCCCGACCAGCGACCGACGATCTGGAATCCGGCCGAGTGGCCCGGCCACCGGATCCCCCGCGATCAGGTGCACGTCGCCTGGGACGAGATCTGCCGGACCTACAAGGTGATGCGCGCCTACTGTGACCCCGGCTTCCACGACGAGATGGACTACTCGACCGAGATCGAGGAGTGGGACCAGAAGCACGGTCCCGACGTGTTCATCCCCTGGCCGACGAACATCGTCAACCGCATGTACCCGGCGCTGCGCCGGTTTGAGGCCGACCTCGCCACGGGTGGCATCACCCACGACGGTTGCCCGATCACCTCGACCCACATGGGCAACGCGCGCAAGATCGCGAAGACCGCAGATCGGTACATCCTCGGCAAACCGTCCCTGACACAGAAGATCGACGTCGCGATGACGACGGTTCTGTGCCATGAGGCCGCCGCGGACATGCGAGCCGAGGGCTGGGCGCTGCCAAGCAAGGGCAAGCAGATCTCGACTCGCATGTACGGCTTCAACTGACCCAGAGAGGACGGCCATGGACCAAAGGACCGCCCTCGACAGGCTCACCATCGGCATCGCCGAGATCGAGAAGAAGACCAAGCCGTGGGAGCGCCGCGAGGACTACTTCCGCGGCGACCAGGACGACCCGTATGCACCGCAGGGTGTCAACGAGGAGTACCAGGAGCTGCAGGACCAGGCCAAGGCGAACGTGCTCGAGATCGCCATGCGCGCTCCGATCCAGCGGATTGCCGTTGACGGATTCACCCGCGGCAGCGCGACGAAGCAGGAGCCAGACAAGGCGTTCTGGCGTGACGTCTGGCAGGCCAACAAGCTCGACCGACAGCAGCGCAAGATCTACGAGCCGATGATGGTCCACGACATGGGCCTCACCGGCGTGTGGATGAACCAGGCCAACAAGAAGCGGCCGATCGTCCGTGTCGAGAACGGCAAGCGCGTCCACCTCGAGCTCGACCCTCAGGATCCGACTCGCATCCTGTGGGCGGTCAAGACGTACACCGAGCGCCTCCGCATGCCGACGTCGATCGCGCTGCCCGCTGGCGTCAACATCTCGTCGTCGCGGCAGTTCGGCTGGGTGTACGACGACGGCACCTGGTCGCGGTGGATCCGCGAAAACGGCGCCGGCTCGTGGAAGTTCGACGCCGATGGCACCCACGATCTGGAAGACGTCCCGTTCGTCCCGTACAGCTTGAACGACGATGCCGACGGCAAGCTGCACCCGTCGATCACTCCGTTGATGCCTCAGCAGGACGCCCTCAACACGATCCGGTTCAACACGCTGCTCGCGATGCAGTTCTCGGCGTACCGGCAGCGCGTGTTCGTCGGCTACGACCCGGTGCTGAAGGACGAGACCGGCCAGATCCTATGGCAGCGGAACTCCGACAACACCATCAGGCTTGATGCCCAGGGTCAGCCGATGCCGATGCTGTCGACGCCTGGGCGGGTCGGCGTCGATCGAGCCTTGGTGTTCCCGGGCGCCGACACGAAGGTCTTCGACCTGGCCGAGTCCAACCTGAAGAACTACATCGACGTCTTCGACTCGTTCTTGACCACGTTCTTCGCCACCGGCCATATCCCGCCGCAGTACCAGCTGAACAAGATGGCGAATCTGTCCGGTGACGCGATGGCTGGCGCTGAGTCGACGCTGCAGGCACTCATCGACGACATTCAGCAGGCCACTGGCGAGTCTCACGAGCAGATGGCCATCCTGGCGGCCCGGGCCGCCGGCGAGGACACCGCTGATGTCGCGTCCGAGGTGATCTGGGGTGACGGAGAGGTCCGCTCGTTCGCGCAGGTCGTCGACGCCGTCGTCAAGCTCATCAGCATCGGTTTCCCGCGACGGTCCGCGTTCGAGATGATCCCCGGCGCGACCCAGACCAAGGTCGAGACCTGGATGGATCAGCTGGCCGAGGAGTCCGACGACGCGCTGCTGAGCGGTCTGCTTCGGCCGGTTGCTGGTCGACCGCAGGAGGCTGGCGATGCTGCAGTCGGCAGTTGAGCACTACGAACGTCAGCAGCAGTTCACCGCTGCGGCGCTCGTGGCTGGTCGCCGCTCGGGAGTCTCGACTGTCGAGCTCGCCCGGATCGTCGCGGCGCTGCAGCTGCTGGCTGCGCGAGACGCACTTGAGTCGATCGACCCGATGCTCGAGGAGCAGGACATCTCCGCGCCGCCGGTCGGACAGATCGCAGCGGCGTCGTTCTCCGGCACTGCCAGTGACGGCCGTCCACTGGAGTCGCTGCTGCTGCAAGCCGCGACTCCCGACGCCCTGGACATGATGGTCGTGACGCAGGTGCAGGACGCCGCTCGGCAAGCCGCGTCGGTGTCGATCGCCGCGCGCCCACACATCGGCTACGTCCGGATGCTCAACCCGCCGTCGTGTTCAAGGTGTGCCATCCTCGCCGGGAAGTTCTTCCGCTACAACGAGGGATTCCAGCGGCACCCCCGGTGCGACTGCCGGCATATCCCCTCGACTGAGTCACTCTCGGGGGATCTGACGACCGACCCCAGCGCGTACTTCGACAGCCTCACCGGCCCGGAGCAGGACAAGGTGTTCACCAAGGCCGGTGCCGAGTCGATCCGTCTTGGGGCTGACCCGACGCAGGTTGTGAACGCTCGGCGCGTCACTGCAGGGATGCAGGTTGCAGGCGTCAGCCCCATCAAGATCGATGCGCGCGGCATCCTGCGAACGACCGAAGGCACCACCCGTCGCGGACTCGCCTACCAGCAGCAGCGCGGGCTACGCCGGAACGGCGACGTGCAAGGTCGTCTGATGCCCGAGTCGATCCTGCTTCGAGCCGCGGACCGCGCCGAAGCTCAACGGATGCTGCGTCTCTACGGATACATCGTCGACAACGACGCTGCCGCGCGAGGTCGCACACTCATCGCCGAGCGTCGTCGCGCCGACCGGGCCGCTAGAGCTCGCGAGCGCCGCGCCGAGCGCCGCGCCGAGCGCGGCGCAACGACGTAGGCCCCAATCTTCCGACAGCGCGAGGCTGCCGGCTTATCCCCCGCGATGGAGGACCCATGAAGAACACACTCAACCACCCGTCCACCGGCACTCGTTACGACGTGCCGCTGTTCGTCGACAAGCACGGTCGGGCCCGCTACCCGATCGGCGGCGGCTCCGAGGACGGCGGTGGTGACGGCGGCGACGCTGGCTCCGACGACGGATCCGGTGGTGACGGCGGCGACGACGAGAAGCTCGGCGACGCTGGAAAGAAGGCGCTCCAGGAGGAGCGCGACGCCCGCAAGGCCGCTGAGAAGCGGGCCAAGAGAGCCGAGGACGCCGCGGAGGCCCTGCGCAACCGCGACAAGTCCGAGGACGAGAAGAAGCTCGACGAGGCCAAGAAGGCCGGCCGGGCCGAGGCCGACGCGGCGAACAATTCGCGACTCGTCAAGGCCGAGCTTCGCGCCCTGGCCGCGACGGCCAAGATGCGCGATCCGCGCGATGCGATCGCTCAGCTCGGAGGAGACCTCGAGGACATCGAGGTGGACGACGGGGAGGTCGACTCCAAGGCGCTTCAGAAGCTCCTGGACGACCTGAAGAAGAACAAGGCGTACCTGTTCGACGACGGCAAGAGCACGACCACCCACCAGGACGCCGGCATCGGCGGCACTGGTGGCGACGGTGCGCCGACCGTCGCGCCCGGGCGCGCCCGCATCAAGTCGGCGATCGCCGCGACCAGCAAGACGAAGTAGCGACTCCAGAACCGTTCTGCGAGCGCCCATCCGAAGGAGAAACAACCATGGCAGTGACACTCGCCCAGGCGGCTGTGCTCTCGCAGGACGATCTGCAGCGCGGCGTCCTCGAGACGTTCGTGCAGGAGTCCTCGGTCCTCGACCGGATCCCCCTCATGGACATCGAGGGCAACGCCTACGCCTACAACAAGGAGGCCACGCTCCCCGGCGTCGCCTTCCGCTCGGTCAACGAGGCCTACGTCGAGTCGACCGGCACCGTCGTGCAGGCCACCGAGACGCTGTCGATCCTCGGCGGCGACGCCGACGTCGACCGCTTCATCGTCAAGACGCGCGGCAACCTGAACGACCAGCGCGCCGTCCAGCTCGGCATGAAGATCAAGGCTGCGTCCTACAAGTTCCAGGACCACTTCATCAACGGTGACGTGGCCGTGGACCCCAAGGGCTTCGACGGCCTGAAGAAGCGCCTCGTCGGTTCGCAGGTCATCGACGCCGCCACCAACGGCATGGGCGTCATCGCCGGCGGGCACGACTTCTTCGACGTCCTCGACGCCGGCATCGCCGCCGTCCCGGGCATCAACGGGGCCAACGGTGCCATCTACGTCAACAGCGGCATCCAGGGACGCATCCGGTCCGCTGGTCGCCGCCTCGGCGGTACCGACATCTTCAAGGAGGATCTCAGCGGCAAGCGGGTCCTGGTCTACAACGGGATCCCCGTGCTCGACATCGGCATGACCGCGGCCGGCGGATCCATCATCGGCCAGACCGAGACGCAGGGAACGGCGACCGATGCCTCGTCGATCTACGTCGTGAAGTTCGGCGAGGACGAGGGCGACCAGGCCGTCACCGGCCTGACCAACGGCGGTGTCGAGGTCGAAGACCTCGGCCAGCTGCAGGAGAAGCCCGCCTACCGTCACCGCCTCGAGTTCTACTGCGGCGTCGCGACGTTCGGCGGCAAGGCTGCTGCCCGCATCCGAGGTATCCGCAACCTCTGACCGTCCCGCTGGGGGCGCGCCTCGACGGTGTGCCCCCAGCACTCCCCGCATCACCACATCAGCAGAAGGAGCACGACATGAGTGACAAGCTCACCGGCGCGGACCTCGAGCAGGCCCTGAAGGACCGCAACCTGCCCGTCGAGGGCACCGCAGACGAGAAGCGCGACGCCGTCGCCCGGTACGACGCCGACAAGGCGAAGTCCGATGGCGGCAGCGCGAAGCCCGCGGCCGACGCCGCCACGGGCGACGCCGGCAAGGCGGAGTCCGACGACGCCGCCGCGGAGACGGCGGCCGACGACGCCACGGACGAGAAGGGCACCACGACTCTCGACTCGCACCTGGACGCCCCGTCGGTCACCGCCCCCGGCGACGGACCTGCCGACACGACCGACGCCTCGGAGATCGCGTCGTCCGCGGCCCCCGACAAGGGCGCGGCGGCCAAGGGCGGGAACCTCACGGTCAACGCCGTGGTCAAGGTCGGTGAGGCGGCCAAGGTCGCACCCGCACAGGCCGGCGCCCCGCGGATCGAGACGTACAAGGCGACCAAGCCGAACGGCGACGTCGTCACCGTCACGCACAACCTCGACACCGGCGCGACCTCGGTCGAGCCGGTCGCCTGACCTGGAGGAGGTGAGAGCCCATGCCTATCGCGATCGAGCAGGACGTCGTCAAGCGGTTCCGCGCTCTCACCTCCGAAGAGGCCGCTGTGGTGCCCACATGGCTGAAGGACGCCGAGGCGGACCTCGCGTCGAAGGTCGTGGCCCTGCGTGAACGATTCGAGGCTGCGGATGACGAGAGCGACTTCCGCCAGCTCGCCACGGCGACGGTCTGCGCCGCCGTCATCCGCGTCTTGCGGAACCCCGATGGCTGGCGTCAGTTCGCCCTTGACGACGGATCGTTCACGCGGGACCAGGTCATCTCCTCCGGCCTTCTGCAGTTCCAGGATGACGAGGTCACCCGGCTGCAGCCGATCGTCGTGCTCGGCGGCGCCTACGTCATCGGCCTGGGCGGATGACCAGCCCGTACGAGAGCGGGCTGCGCGCTCTGCGCCGCGAAGCTGAACGGGCGATGATCGACAGCTGCAAGGTCAGCCGGATCCGTCGCGACGACGCCGGGCAGCCGGTCACCACGACCGACGCCGACGGCATCGTCGCCGAGGTCCGCGACGACATCTATGGGCCGGGCATCGAACCGCACCGCGGCAAGGCCAAGCGCCAGGCGGACCAGGTGCAGGAGCAGACACCCGAGGCCGGCGGCAACACCTTCACGATTCAGCGGTACCGCGTCGACTTCCCAGCCGAGTCGTTCCGGCCTGCTGTCGGCGACCTAGTCGAGTGGGTCGCCTGCCCGCTCGACGCCGGCCGCGTTGGAACCCGAGACCGCATAACTGGACCGTTCGGCAAGACGTTCGCCACGGCACTACGGGTCAGCGTCGAGGAGGGAGCCTGATGTCTTCGTTCGAGCTCGACACCTCTGAGATCCGCGCGCTCGCGGCCGACATGCGCCCGGTGCCGGACGTCCTCGCGAAGGAAGTGCGCGCCGTTGTCGTCAAGGGCGCCGTCAACATCAAGAACGACCAGCGGCGCGCCGCCAACGAATCCCGCCACTTCGACTTCGCCCGCGCCATCTCGTTCGACCTCCACGGCGGCTCGCTGTTCGGTACCGCCGTCATCGAGGCCGAGATCGGCCCCGTGAAGGGCAAGCCGGGCTCGCTGGCGAACATCGCCTACTTCGGCACCTCCCGCGGTGGCGGCACCGTCGAAGACCCGGGCTCCGCGCTCGAGCGGGAGTCCGCGAAGTACCACGGTGCGCTTGAGAACCTGATGGGCAACCTGCTGTGATGGCCGAGCACGTCGCCGCCGTCAAAGAGCTCCTGAAGCCCTATGGGCGGCCGGTGCATTTCGGTGAGGCGCCCGGTGAGACCAACTACCCCTACGTGCTGCTGTGGGCGTCGCCGGGACTCCTGCGCGCCGCCGAGCTTGACGGCGTGCAGGACGACCTCGACGAGCTCCTCGGGGTGACCACGGTCGCCGCGACGTCCGACGCCGTGCTGGTCGCCATCGGCCGCGTGCGGGGCTACTTGCTCGGCAAGTCCCCGCAGGTCGAGGGGCGCTTCGTGCAGGCGTTGCGGCTCGAGGGCTCGCAGCGCGTCCAGCCAGATCTCGACGTGACGATCGGCCAGACGAACCGCCACCCGTCGTTCGGCGTCGACATGCTCCGGCTGATCTCCGAACCCGTCTGACCTCACCCACCCGACAGCCCGCCTCGGCGGGCAGTCAGTCATGCCCAGGAGGCACCCATGCCGCTCGTCGAGGCGTACAGCACCACCACCGGCAAGAAGCTCCCGTACCTCGTGCCCGAGGACCACCTCGATCACCCCGTGCTCGGAGCGAACAAGTCTCGTCTGCCGAGTCAGGCCGCCGCCGTCACGGTCGCGTCCCTGCGCGAGGAGATCAAGACCCGCAACGCCGACCGCGACGAGGCCGACCGCATCCCGTCGAGCGGCAACAAGGCCGAGCTCGTCGCCGCCTTGGCCGCCGACGACGCGCGGCCTCCCACAGATCCCGTGAACCCCACCCAGACCCCGGCACCCGGGGACGAGAACAAGGAGAACCCGCATGCCGAAGCTGATCTCTGACGAGCGGGTCGCGCTGATCGCGCTGCCCGAGCCGCCCGCCGATCCCAAGAACATCACGGTCGAGGAGTGGGACGCCGGTGTCCCGCTGCAGTGCCGGATCATGGACTATCGCCTCTCGGCGACCGCGTCCGACACCGTGCCCGCCGGCGAGCTCTGCGCAGGCAACAACGCGCAGGCACCCGGCCGCTCGAACTACGAGGGCAACGTCACCGTCATGCGATACCTGACGCCGGCCGGCCTCGCCGACCCGGCGAACGACATCGCGTGGACGACGTTCAAGGACAAGGGCACGACCCTGCACCTGGTCGACCGCGAGGGCCCCGAGCACGACGCCGACGGCGCCGCCGGCCAGGAGTACTCGTACTACGAGGTCGTCACCGACAACCCCACGAAGCCGACCGAGCGGGCCGGATTCATCCGCCGCGAGATCGTCCTCCTGGTCCAGCGCGCAGCGGAGAACCGCAAGCTCGTCGCCTGACCCCGACTCCCGGCGGCGTGCCTTCACGGGACGCGCCGCCGGGGCTTTCCCCTATCCCGTGACCCCATCCCGTGACCCTGTGGAGGAACCACCATGAACGATGTCGACCCCAGCGCATCCGAGTCGATCGCCGCTGACTTCGAGGGCGATGCCTTCGACGACTGGATCGGCGGTGCGACCGTCTCGAAGCGGTCCGTCGCGATCTACGGCAAGCCCGGCCTGTACGCCGAGTACCAGGAGCTCGAGCGGGAGCTTGAGCGCATCGAGGCCGAGAACAAGGGCGGCGGCGAGATGGCCGGCTCCGGCTTCGCGAAGGTCACCGCTCGCATGGCCGAGATCTACGACGAGTGGATCGAGTCGAAGTCGACGTGGATCGTGCGCGCGCTCGACGACGACCAGACGAAGGAGCTTGAGGCCGAGCTCGGCGAGGGCCCGCTGAAGCCCGACGAGCTGGTCGAGCCCGTGCTGCCGGCCAAGCACACGGAGAACCAGGCCAAGGCCCACACGCTGAAGATGCGCGCCTACGAGGAGGCCAAGCCTCTCCACGACGAGGCGGTCAAGGAGCACGAGGCCGCCAACGCCGAGTACGTGACGCAGCTGAACCTCCGCATCATCGCCGAGGCGGTCGAGCGCATCGACTTCGCCAACGGCCGCGTGCAGCACTCCATCACCGTCGAGCGGCTCCTCTCGCTGAAGAAGAAGCTCGGTGAGCGCCAGCTGCTCAAGCTCATCAACGCGTCGCAGCTCGCGCTCCTGGCTGAGCCGGAGATCCACGCCCCTTTCTCGCAGGACTCCTCGGAGACCGACCAGACCTGATCCTCTCGCTTCAAGCCGCGCGAGCTTGGAGCGAGAGGCCGACGGTCTTCCTCGGGCACTCCGAGGGGGGCGGCCCGTGGTCGGCGCGCGACCGCGAGCTCGCCGAGGCGCTACTGCTCCACGAGGGGTCGATCTGCAACGGGTGCGGGCACAGCCTCACCGAGACGCTCGACCCCGACCGTGAGGGTTGGTACAAGGTCGAGGTCGTCACCTGTGCGGGCTGTCAGGCCAAGGAAGCCGACGCCAAGGAGCGCAAGAGCGAGCCTGGCGACAGGGTGCGCGTGCTGGCCGACCCGAGGTACGTGAAGCGGTCCTAGTCGGACGTGGTCGGCCCGTGGTTCGCGGTTCCGACGCGGATCGCGCCGATCAGCACGTGGACCGCGCCGACGAGTACGAGCGCGTAGCCAACGGGCGCGATGTCGCCTGCGTTCACCAGCACCACACCGATCAGCGCCCACAGCGCCCCGTTGATGAACAGCGCGGCCGGTGTCCAGGGGCCTCGGTCTGTCTTGGGCGACTTCATCCCGCCATTGAACTACATATCGGAGGCCGACGTGTCGAATCGCACCATCGTCACCCGCCTCCGGGCCGAGATGGCCCAGTTCAAGCGCGAGTGGGACAGCGGGACGAAGTCGGTCACGGCCGCGGCTGACGCGATGGACCGGGCGGCCAAGAAGGCCGGTGGCGCGTCGAAGGTGATCGACGAGTCCGGCACCGCTGTCGGGCGTCTGACCGCGAGCCTCCGGAACAACCGTGCCGAGTGGGACACCGTCGGCACGTCGCTGCTGCGGACGGGCGCGGCGCTGACGGCTCTGTCGGTGCTGACGGTCAAGGCGGCGATGGACTGGGAGTCCGCCTGGACGGGCGTGACGAAGACGACGAGCGGTTCTGAGCGCCAGATGGCGCAGCTCGAGGCAGGCCTGCGCGGCCTCGCCAAGACGCTGCCGGAGAGCCACGCCGGGATCGCTGCCGTTGCCGAGGCGGCTGGCCAGCTCGGTGTGAAGCGCGAGAACATCGTCGGCTTCACCAAGACGATGGTCGACCTCGGCGAGACGACGAACCTCACCGCCGACGAGGCCGCGACCAGCCTGGCGCAGTTCATGAACATCATGGGCACCGCGCCCGACATGGTCGACAACCTCGGCTCGTCGCTCGTTGCCCTCGGCAACGACGGAGCGTCGACCGAGCGCGAGATCCTCGAGATGGCGCAGCGCATCGCGGGTGCCGGCAAGATCGTCGGCCTGTCCGAGGGTGACGTCCTCGGACTCTCGAACGCGCTCGCGTCCGTCGGCATCGAAGCCGACGCCGGCGGTTCCTCTGTCTCGGCCATCCTCATCGACATCAGCAAGGCCGTCGCCACCAACTCGGACGACCTCGCGAAGTGGGCGGCCGTCAGCGGCATGTCCGTCGACGAGTTCGCTGCGAAGTGGAAGACCTCGCCCGCCGAGGGATTCGCCGCGTTTACCGAAGGGCTCGGTGAGGTCAACGCGGCCGGCGGCGACGTCTTCTCGACCCTCGAGCAGCTCGGACAGACCGACATCCGCGTCACCCGGGCCCTGCTTGGAATGGCCGCCAGCGGTGACCTGCTGCGCAACTCGTTCCGCACCGGAAACGTCGAGATGGAGCGCAACAACGCTCTCTCGGCTGAGGCGGAGAAGCGGTACGACACGGCAGCGGCGAAGGCGCAGATCGCCTGGAACGGCATCAAGGACAACGCGATCGACGCTGGCCAGGCGGTCCTCCCCGTCGTGGCCGAGGTCGCCGAGGTCGTCTCAAACCTCGCGTCAGTGTTCGGACAGCTGCCCGGCCCCGTGAAGGGCGGCCTCGGCGCGCTGACCGGCGTCGCGGGCGTGTCCCTCCTCGCCATCGGCGGACTCATGAAGGCGGCCGGCGCCGTCTCGGACTTCCGCAGCTCTCTTCGTGAGCTGGGCGGCGAAGCCCCCCGTACCGGCCGGGCTCTCGGACTGCTGGCCCGCGGCCTCACTGTCATCGCCGGCGCGGCTACCGCGGCCAAGGTGCTTGAGAGCTGGGACCACATCGACGTCGCCGGCGTCAACAAGTTCACCCGCGGCCTCCTCGACGCCGCCAAGGGCTCGGACAAGCTGCTCAACAGCATCTCGAGCAACGGAAACTCCGGCATCTTCGGCCTCAACCGCAACGCCGTCGACGGCATCGCGGACGCCTTCAACAAGGCGGCCGACGCCAGCGGCAAGGTCGATCTGTCGTTCGCCAGCGACTCCGACTGGGACCGGGCCAAGGGCTACGTCGAGCAGGTCGACCAGGCCCTCGTGTCCCTCGTGCAGTCCGGCGCCGTCGAGGACGCGGCAGCGGCCTTCGCCTACCTGCGAGACGAGACCGGCAAGAGCGGCAAGGAGCTGCAGAAGCTCCTCCCCGGTTACACGGACACGCTCGAGGGGATCGACGTCCAGCAGAAGCTGGCCGGCGACTCCGCGCAGAAGCTCGGCGGCGACCTCGACGCCCTGTCACCCGAGGCTCAGAAGGCCAAGGACGACCTCGAGCAGCTCAAGCAGTCCACGACCGAGGTCGCGCTGTCGTTCCTCGACTTCACCAAGGGGCTCGACAGCAACAAGCTCTCGTACAAGGAGTGGGTCAAGGGCCTGCAGGAGATGGCCGAGGCTCAGCGCAACTGGCAGGACAACATGCTCACCGCGCAGACCCTCGGCGCCACCGACGAGACCCTCGCGAAGTTCCGGGAGCTCGGTCCCGCCGGCGCGAAGATGCTCGACGAGATGGTCAAGGGCGGCCAGTCCAGCATCGAGGAGTTCAACGCCCTCATGGGCGACGCCGAGCTCAGCGCGGGTCGCTTCTCGACGGCCATCACCGGCAAGCTCGCCGAGATCCCTGCCGAGATCCGCACCGCGTTCGTCGCGTCCGGCGACCGTGGTGCGATCCAGAAGGCTGCTGCAGTCGCGCACGAGTACGAGCTGACGCCGTCCGAGGTCAAGACCGTCCTGAAGGCGAACGACTGGGCGACCGCGGATATCAAGGCCGTCCTCGCCCACATGGCCGAGCTCGACCGCAAGGAGGCGAACCCGAAGGTCGGCGTCGACATCGGCGGCGCCCTGGGGCAGATCAACCTCCTGCAGCGAACCATCAACGGCATGAACGGCAAGACGATTCGCGTCGCCGTGAAGGGCGGCACCGGCGGCGGCATTACCCAGGACGCCGACGGGTCCATCCACACCCCGCGTGGTCGCATCACGCGTTTCGCCAACGGCGGCATGCGTGACGTCCGAGACCAACACGTCGCCGAGATCGCGCCGGCCGGCGCGATGCGGCTGTGGGCTGAGCCGGAGACCGGCGGCGAGGCGTACATTCCGTTGTCGGCGGCGAAGCGACCCAGGTCGCGGTCGATCGCCGAGCAGACGGTGCAGATCCTCGGCGGCACGATCCAGTGGTTCGCCGACGGCGGCATCAACCCCGCGTCGAAGCTTGACATCAAGCAGGCCGAGATCCAGGTCCGCGATATCCAGCGGTCGTTGAACGAGACCGAGAAGTACGGCAAGAAGCCGAAGAAGGGCAAGGACACTCGGCCCCGTCGGCGAGTGCTTCGTGGCGCTGACCGGGAGCTCGCCGAGCTGCAGCTGGCCGAGGCGAAGCGCGAGCTGCGTGACCTGAAGAACGACAAGGCGTACAAGACCGACCAGGCTGAGAAGGCCGCCGAGGCTGCGGAGAAGGCGCGCGACGACGCGCAGAAGATCGCCGACGAGGCGGCGGCCGAGGCTGAGCGGGTCGAGTCCAACCGCCTGTCGGTGAAGGCCGGCTACGCGAGCAACTTCAAGATTGGGTCGCTGTCGTCGACGGCCGCGGTCGACCGGACGCTCGAGCGGACTCTGGCTGACGCTGGCACGTTCCTCGGGCTGCTGGGTGACCTGAAGTCCAAGGGTGCTTCGCCGTGGCTGCTGCAGCAGCTGGTCGAGGCGGGGCCGACGAAGTCGGCGATCAAGCTGGCACGCCAGTACGCGACCGACTCGGCCGCCCTGGCGAGGGTCAACGCGACCGCGTCGCAGATCGACTCGCTCACTAACTCCTACGCGAACTTGGTGACCAACCCGGCGTTCACGGCGCCGCAGGCGTGGAGCTCGGGCGTCTCGACCCAATCGGTGTCGAAGAGTTACGAGATCAACGCCTACTCGCCGGCCGAGGTAGCTGCTGAGTTCTACCGGCTGATCCGGTTCCACGAGCAGAACGAGGCCATGGAGGCAGACGCATGACGACTGCTCAGCTCGGCGACTCCGGGATCACCATCGGGGAGACTGACTCGTTCGGGTGCCGGTGGGGATGGTCCGGTGACAGCCCGGATCCCTGGTCGCCATCGCCATCGCCGCGCGACGTCACCGGTGAGAACGCGACCACGCACGGCGCATGGGATGCGACGGAGTTCTACGGGCCGCGCACCTTCTCGCTCGAGGGCTTCGTGGTCGCCCCGTCGCACGAGGCCCTGCACCAGGCCAAGACCCGGTTCTGGGCGGCGTGCGGATTGCGGCCGTTCGAGCTGCGCATCATCGAGCCGGGCTACGACCGGTTCGCCACGATGCGCCGCGGCGGCGAGCCGTCGTGGAAGGAGATCAGCCCGGAGTCTCCAGCCCGAGCTAACTTCTCGGTGCCGCTGTGGGGTCGTGACCCGCGCCTCTACTCCACCGTCCTGCACACCGCCTCGACCCGCTTCCCGACGACGACCGGCGGCCTCGAGGTGCCGCTGCAGGTGCCGTTCGAGTTGGACGCGGTCGCGACGTCGGGCGAGATGAACCTGCAGAACACCGGCAGCGAGGACGCCTGGCCGGTGTACCGGATCGACCCGGCCAACTCGGTTCCGGTGGTCGATCCGGTCATCGTCGAAGCGGCCACCGGCCGGGCGATGCGGTTCAAGCTCACGATCAACCCGGGCGACTGGGTGACCATCGACACCCGCAACCATCTGGTGCTCGGCAACGGCGAGCCGGGCGCGTCGCGTCGCAGCAGCTTCTACGGCGACTGGCTCAGCCTCGAGCCCGGCGCGTCCAAGACCATCCGCTACGCCGGCGCCTCCGGCGACGGTTCGACCCTGTCCGCCGCGTGGCGGATGACTGACATCTAGGAGGCCGACGTGGCTACTGACGGATTCGCGAGCTGGATCGACAACGCCGGCCTCTACAAGGCCGCCGACCTCCGACGCGCCGACTCGGTCCTCATGATGCCTGGCGGGCCGACGACGTCACCGTTCGCGGTCAAGGGCGGCCGGCGCGTCAACGGCGCGGGCCTGCAGGTGAGCGTCGGCGGTTCGCCGGAGTCGTGGACCTGCACGCCCGGCGCCGGCGTCGTGTCAGATCCGGCGTACCTGGCCCAGGGCGGATGGCGCTACGAGATCCCCAACGCCACGACCGGGCTCATCGGCGCACGCCCTGCAGCCGGCCAGTCCCGCATCGACCTCATCGTCGCGCGGATCTACGACACGACCGCGATCGGGTCCGGCGCGGCCGAGGTCAAGATCGAACGCATCCCGGGCGCCGCGGGCCAGGATCCGCAGGCACCGACACCGCCCGCCGGGTCGATCACCGACGTGGTCGCACGGATGCTGGTCAAGGACACCGGCGCGGTCGTGGTCACCCCCTCCACCGAGCGGACCGTCGCCGCCGGCGGCATCCTGCCCGTCCCGACAACCGCGGCGATGGACAAGCTCAAGGCCGACGGCATCACGTACCGCGGGATGGTCGTCGACAACGCGCAGACCGACTCGCTGCACCGCTACGACGGCACCCGCTGGAAGCGGCTCGTCGACCCGTCGGCGCTGCTGTCTGTGCCCGCGAAGCGGTGGGGGGTCGACTTCGACCCGACCAAGCACATCCCGAAGCGGCTCGCGTGGACACTCGTCTCAGCGACCACCCCGGGTGGCATCACGGCCATCGTGAACGACCTCAAGCCGTTCTTCGTCGGCGTGGGTGCCGTGCAGGTCACCGGATCGGCAGACGACGCGCTGCGGTACGTCAAGAGCGTGCTGTCCGGCGACCAGCTGTTGGCGTACTGCTACGGCGCGAACAACGGCGGCGTGATCTCGCAGACGGTCACGATGGACGTGACGATCGACGGCTGGGTCTGACGATGCCGCTGTCCTGGACGCTCCACGACCTGCGGTCTGGCGACCTGACCGAGGAGCTCCCGCTGACGGTCAACGGCACGGTCGAGAAGACCGTCGGCGAGTCGTCCAGCCTCGGCGTCACCCTGGCAGTCCGGTCGGCCGGGTGCCCGGCGAACTGGGCCACGCTCATCGACCCGATGCGCGCCATGTTCGTGCTGTCCGACGACGACGGCCCGATCGTCGGCTACTACCTGGCCGGTGACGGTGCCGGCAAGCCGACGGCGACGTTCGCGCTGACATCGCTCGAAGGCCTGCTGAACGAGACGTACTGCCGCACCCACGACTTCTACGAGGGCCAGCACGACGAGACCGTCGCCGCGGCGACCCTGCTGGCCGACGTCGTCGCCTCCGACCGCCCGGGCGGCTACAACTTCGAGGTCGACGCCACGCCCACGGGACGCACCGCCGACCACTCCTACCTCTTCGAGGAAGAGCAGACCGTCGGCGACGCGCTCGCTGACCTGTCCAAGACCCAGGGCGGTCCCGAGTGGACCGTGCGGCTGCGGTGGGCTGACTCCACCAAGCAGCGGATCATCAAGACGATCGAGATCGGACCACGCATCGGCGCCGACGTCCCCGGGGTCGTCGTCGAAAACGCACACCTCGCGCAGGACGGTTACCGCTCCCGCATCGGCTCCTATAGCCGCGGGAAGCGCGCCACCTACGTCATCGCCACCGGTGACGGTTCCGGCGGGGAGCGTTCCATGTCGACACCGTCTGTTGACGCGGACGCCTTCGACGACGGCGTCATCCAGTGGGAGGTTCGCCTCCCCACCACGGGCGTCACCGACGACATCCAGCTCGAGCGCATCTCCGACACCGGCCTGGCTCGCCGGCGTCGTGGCATCCGAACGTGGGAGATGGAGCTTGCGATCTCGGCAGGCGCCCCACGGCCAGGCCGCGACTTCGACGCCGGTGACCGGATCACGATCGACTCCGCCCCGTTGCGCGACGACCCGATCGAGTGGCGCGGGCCCGCGCGTGTCATCGGGTGGAGGGCCAAGGTCGAGGGCCGCGACTTCAGCACCGTCAGTCCCGTCTTCTACGAAGAGCCTGAGGAGAACGTGGCGTGAGCGACCTGACCCAGATGCAGCCGAGCAACGAGCGCACCCGCACCCGCATGCGTCTCGACAAGCTCGAGCGCCTCGTTCGCAAGCTCGCCGCCGCACCGATCCGCAATGCGACGATCGACGGGCCTGTCGTCGTGTCGCCGCGGGGCGGCGTCACTGCCACGTCCGGCGACGGAAGCACGATGTCGCTGTCTAGCGATGGTGTCGTGTCGACGACCGAGGACGGCAAGTCCCTCGTCGTCAGCGGTGCTGACGTGCAGGTGCAGGCGGGCCCGGGCGAGCCGTGGGTGCCCTTCGAGCAGATCATTCTCGACCAGGTGCCCGGCACCGATGGGCTCGTCCCGACGTCGCCGCCCGAGGTGCAGGTCATCGAGGGCAACGGTGACGTGCTGCTCGCGATCACGCCGGTGGTGGGCGAGGACGAAGACCCGATTGTCGCGTTCACCGTGTACGTCGACGGCGTCTACCGCCTGACCGCGTTCTCGACCACGATCAGCATCGCCGGGCTGCCCTACGACGTCGACAGCACGTTCACCGTCTCCCAGTCGGATGCCGACGGCGAGGGCCCCCTGTCCGAGCCGGTCACCGGGCGGCCGCAGAAGATCGGCGCCGGCGACCTGGCGCAGACGATCATCGAGAGCCTCGACAAGGGCGATCAGGCCTACGAGATCGCGTCGGGTTCGTCCCGCATCGTCTACGCCGGCACCGACCCGGAAGACGACGAGAAGGACAAGGACGGCGACACGTGGTTCCGGTTCGCCGATGGCGCGCTGGTCGGCCAGTGGCGCCACGACGGCACCGACTGGCAGTCCGTCACCATCGACAAGACGATGCTCGGCGAGCTCGACGCCGCTATGATCACCACCGGCTTCCTGAATGTCGCCCTGCTGATCCAGGCCGGTGCCATCACCGCCGAGAAGGCCGACATCGCGTCCTTCAAGGCGCCGTTGGCGAACATCGGTGTGCTGGTCGCGAACGACGTCTACACCAGCGGCGGCCTGCACATCACCAAGGCCGGGTCGCTCGCACTGATCGACGAGAACGCCACCGACGGTCGCCGCCAGTACGACTCCACCGGCAAGCTGCGGCTCTCCTTCCCGATGGACCCGTCGGTCGACGCGCCGTACCTGTTCGACGGCGACGTCGTCGCGCGGACCCTCACGATCAAGGGCCGGGCGTCGTTCGAGGGTCAGCAGATCGAGTTCTCCCGCAACTCCGTGGTGACGATGCAGCGGGGCACGACCGCACCGCAGTCGGCGCCTACGGCGAGCACGGCATCCTGGCAGGCCGCCGCGCCGCTGGGTGCTGCGCCGGGCGTCGGTGGCTTCTGGGACGGCAGCGGCTGGCTGTTCCTGGTGCGGGGCACTCCGATCGAGGCGGGTTCGCTGTACTCGGGCAAGCCTCGGATGGCCCGCATGGCGACCGACGGGACCGTCACGTACACGACGCTCACCGGGCTGCCTGCCGGGTCCAACACCCCGGGGGACTCGTACCGGGACCCGCTGGGAATCGTCAAGATCGGCACCGACTACTACGTGCTGGCCGAGCGCACACGGCCCAACCCCGGTTCGTTCATCAGCAACTACCTCGACATCACGCTGTACCGACTCAACTCGTCGTTCGGGCTCGTGGGAAGCGGGGTCGTCTTCTCCGGGGAGACCTACGCCACCGGACCGCAGTACGCCAACCTCGGCACCGACGGCACGACGCTCTACGTGTCGCTGCCCGACCCGGCCACGTCCGGCGCGACGACGTACATCCGCACCGTCAACACCTCGACGATGCTCTGGGCTTCCGACCCCGCGATCGCCCTCCCGACCGCAGAGTCGTCCCGCTTCATGGTTGGGAACTTCGACTTCGGCGCGAAGCGGTTCGTCTTTCAGGCCAATAGCGACTCCGACGGCCTCTTCCGTTCCTACACCGCCGCCGGCGCCGCCGTGCCCGCCGAGAACTTCAACATCCGCACCCCGTCCTACGTGTACCTCGCCTACCTGCCGGCCTACGGCTGGGACGGCACCCGGTTCACGGTCTGGCCCGCAGACTCGGTCCCGTTCAAGTCGTCGACCAGGTTGACGACGCTGACCCTTCGCGTGGCGGCGTCGTGGTACTCGGCGACAGGTGGGCTCGAGACGCCGATCGGTCCTATCCGTTCGGTCACGCTGCCCGCCCGGTCCGGGTCGGTCACGTTCACGATGCCCGCCCCCGACAACGACGGCACCGCCGGCTCACCGTCATCGTCCCGGCTCTACGTCGGCCTCACGGACTCGACGCTGCGGCTGCAGGCTGGTGAGTTCGTCGAGACCAAGACGCTCACCGACCCGAACACCACGAGCGGCGCGGCGCCGAAGACCACGAACACGTTCCCCGACGGTGTCGCGGCCCGCTTCCAGTCGGCCGCCGGAACGACCTACATGGACGGCGCCGGGAAGCTGCGGGGCATCGATTTCGGTGCCGGACCCGCGAACCAGATCGCGATCGACGCCCTCGGTAACGGCCGCGTCGGGCCGATGCAGTTCACCACCACCCTCAGCGGCTACGGATCGACGACCGGTCACATGGGCGGCACGGTCCTCGGTCAGCTCGGCGACGGCGTGTCGTCGACGGACGCGGTCAACAAGCGGCAGCTCGACGCCGGCGGCACGAAGTCGCTCGCCCGCCGCCGCAACACGGTCGCGCAGCTCACCAGCGCCGGCAACTACGCCAAGGTACTGTTCCAGACCGCCGAGGAGACACACTCCGACATCACCTACAGCAGCGCCGGGCACTTCACGCTCGGCCCTGCTGCGATCTGGGAGATCACCGCCGAGATCACCTTCGACGCGGCCGGCACGGGCTTCCGCCAGGTGCTCATCGTGGAGGGCAGCGGCAGCACGGTGACGGCGAGCAACATCATGGCCGCGGTCACGATGCCGTCCTTTGGTTCTGCGGCGTTCGTCGGCGTGCAGGTCACGGTCCCGAAGAAGCGGCTCGCCGCGGGTGCTTCGTTCTGGATCGCGACGTACCAGGCCGAGGGATCGCTGTACCTCGTCGCCGCCCGCAACGTCGTCTCCGTCATGCGCGTCGGCGCGTGACGGCATCCCGTCCCCGTCGACAACGCCGGGGTTCCGCCACACCCAGGAGGCACCCATGAACGACGTCCACCGATCCATCGAGCGGGCGTCGTGAAGCCCCCGGCGAGGTGGAGGCCCGCACGGCTGCTGATCGCCGACGTAGTCGTCCTCACCATCGGACTGACGAGCGTCGCCGCGATCCGAGGCTTCGACTACTCCACGGGCGACGACTCCCGGGCACGTGGCCCGAAGCCAGGCGTCGAGTCCGCGCTCGTCGGCATCGAAGCGGCCTTCCCGCTCTGGACGTGGGGGCTGATGCTCGGTGCCGGCGTCGCGTTCCTGATCGTCGGGATGACCTGCAGGTGGCACTCGTTCGTGTGGACCGGCCACGTCATCCTCTGCTTCGCCTACGCCGGCCTGTGTGCCGGGTTGGTCGCCGGCTACCTCGACCGCCCCTGGTTCGACGGCATCCGCTCGGGCGCGGGCCTCGCGTTGCCTGCCCTCCTGCACTACCTGCTGTGGTGGCGCATGGGGTTCCGACCCGTCGAGACCGAGGGGGCCGCCGGTGTTCCCAGGAGCCTCTGACGTCAGCCAGCAGGGCATCGTCGTCTACGTCACCATCGCGGTCGTTCTCGTCGTCGCCATCACCACAGCATCCGAGCGGATCGCCAAGGTCTTCGGCCCCATCGGCCGAGCATGGTTCGACTTCGCGAAGCTACGCCGCGAGGCCGCCGCGGCGAAGAGGTCCGCCGACGTGGCCGAGCTGCAGCGTCAGATCGACGGGCTCGCCGACGCGCTGCGATCGCAGTCCGCCCGTCACGAGCGCCAGCTCGGCGAAGTTGAGCTGCGCCGCGAGGCTGACCGCGGCGAGATCCAGCACCTGCAGACCACGGTTGTGTCGTGGGAGCGGTGGGCCTACGAAGCCACAATCGCCGCAGCTCGCGGCGGCGTAACCCTGCCCAAGCCACCCAGCAACTGACCCACCCCGCCACCAGCCTGCCGCCTTCCTGGCGTCGGGCTCACACCCATGCCCAGGAGGCACTCGTGAAGACGACCCGATACGAGCTGGTGCAGCGCGCCGGCATCTGGCTAGACCGATGGACCGCGCAGCTGTGGGACAAGCTCGTGGCGAAGTTCCCTGGCCTGATCCTCACCCAGGGGGTGAACAGCGGCGCCGCGGCGTCGGCTGGCACGCACCGAGGCCTCGGCGTGCTCGACCTCTACCTCGGCCGGTGGGCGGCGAAGTGGCGCGACGTCCTGCGCTACGCCTTCGACATCGGCTTCTTCGGCTGGTACCGGCCCGAGCTCTGGGTCTGGCGCGCTGGCAAGAAGGTGCGCGAGTGGAAGACCCACATGCACCTCGGCGTCCGCGGCTGCGTCCGTGCTGCCGCGTCGCTCAAGGCGCAGTTCACGTCGTGGCTGCGGGGCCGCAACGGCCTGCAGGGCGATGGCCGCGACGCCTTCACCTACCGGCCCAAGAGCGCGAGCAAGGCCGCCCCGTACAGCGAGCCGAAGCCGGCCAAGCCACCGAAGCCCGCGCGCAAGATCTACCCCTGGTTCAACGTCGCCTTCCTCAACGGATGGGGCAACAGCGTCGAGGGTGGTCGCAACTTCCTGAGCCGCGTCGTAGGCATGGCTCGCAGCCTCGGCGCTGGCCGGCCTGCCGTCATCGGGTACGCCGAGCTGCGCGAGGGCCAGGTCTCCGCTCTGTCGAAGGAGCTGGGACGCAAGGGCCGCGGCAGCTACCGGCTCGTCGCGTACAGCGAGGACAACATGGTCGCGGCGTTCGCGCGCCCGCACGTGAAGGTGCTCGGCTACTCGTTCTCGAAGTTCTCCAAGCAGCACGGCGGCAACGTCGAGGGCGTCCTGCGTGTGAAGTTCATCGTTGGCGGCAGCCGGGCACAGGTGGGCATCGTCCACCTCGACCATGACTCGCCGGTCGCGTTCAAGCGCAGCAACCTCACCGAGACCGTCGCGGCGCTCGAGCGGTACGGCAACACGATGCCGTCGGACTGGAAGGCGCGCACCGTCATCATGGGCGACCTCAACCATCCGACGGTCGGCGAGACGCTCGAGGCTCTGGGCTTCAAGAACGCCGGCGCCGGCGCTGCGATCGACGAGATCTACGTCGGCGAAGACCGCGCCCTGCGCGGCGCCGGCAAGAACGACACCAACTCCGACCACCCCCGCGTCTGGGCCAAGCTCGGTCGCTACTCGAAGTGA